GGGGTCAAAGGTAATTGTATTATTTGCCATTTGCTATTACTTGGAGGAGAGTTTTGATATCACTAAGATCATTTTGTAAATTATCCACTTTTTGTTCAAGATTATCAACTCTCTTCTTCTCAGAAGAGAGTCTATTTCTTGCATTTATATAGTTTTCATAATCAGTTTTGTTTCGATTCACAATAGCACCGGTAGTGTTATCTCTAAAAAATCCATCCTTTCCTTCAATTGGTACTAACGCCATATCAAACTACCGCGACACATCTAAGATTTCTAAACTGAGGAACAATTGCTTGATTGGTAGATGTTCCTATTATTTTAATCCTAAACATATTAAAGGGAGTTAGATTATCAATAGTAAACTTGTACTCTTTAAAGTAATTCAATGATGGATACTGAGTGTAAACATCCGATGGTGGAACATATACATCTGGTCTACCATCAGCATTAAATGGTTGAAGAACTGTTCCAAACTCACTCTGATTATTGATACCTGGGAAAGGAGTGAATACACATTCTGTGGCAGGAAGATCCTGATCAAGAGCATAGAACATTCTGATGTCATTGAACGTTGAAACATATCCATCAATGAATATTCTCAAGGACGATGCTGGATTCTCCAAAACAATATTTCTAGTCACATACATCAAACTAGTTGGGTCACCTAAGATTCCTTTTGCTTTGATATCTGTAGCATAGTTTGTGATAGGTTGATTTGCTCTATTAGAAACAAATACAACAGCAGCATGATCAAGATCGATAGCAGGAGATAATCTATTATCAACGGTCAGCATATTGCTATTCAAAGTCATTGATTTATTGTATGGGAGACCGTTAAGATAACTTCTCTCATTAGTTGAAGAAACAACCATTCTTTGATTATCGAAGTAATTCTTCTCATTAAGAGAAACTTCTTGATATCCCTTATCCAAGAAAGAGATTTCAGTTCCGCTAACAGATGTTTCAGTGACCGTTCTCATCTGAGAACTAATAGAAGTTCCATTAGGTGAAACTGTTCTCAGTTTGGGAATAACGATTGAATAAGGAAGATTATATGTTCCTTTAACCTTAGTTCCGCCGCCAGTTTTACTAGTGACGAAATACCGAGAACCTAAAGTAGGAGAAGTAGAACTCCTATCAGTTCCATCAGTAGACATATTAACCTTAATGTTGTAGTGATCGAGTCCGATAGCATCAGCAACAGTCACATCTGCAAATTGATGTTCTTTATTGATCCTTAGCAAAGAAACTCCACCAAATTCATATCTGTAGACTAGTTCATTTACATTGTGAGTAGCAGCAACAGTATTATTAACTGACCTGCTTGATATTCCTACCAAAGAGTTGCCAGCAGTTCCAGTATATGAGATAATCTCACTACCAATCTTCACATATCCAGGATTATTAACACTAACAGGAAGACCTTCAAAATCTGCTAAGTTGGCAGTCGATCCGACAGAAATGGCACCTGTATCTGCTTTAGTATATTGAGCAGAAAGTGCTGTTGGAGTGATGTCAGAACCAACTTCTTTAAGAAGAACTCTGTTTGTATTTGAATACATTCCATGATTTCTCTGGAACACTTTCAAATGAAGTCCATCATTTCTAACAGTAACTGGTGCGTCAGGAACCAAACTTCCACCTACACCTACGTTCACATCTGAAGTGATTCCTGCAGATGTAGTATACTGTAAGTAGTTATCTGCAGTAAACTTGACTTCTCCTTGGACTTTGCTGAGTTCAAGTTCATTAAATCCAAGCAATGTATTAACAGACAATTTCATGTCTCTTCCTGGCAAGAAAGCATTACTACCAGTGGTTAATGGCGACAGAACATCACCAACATTGTATCCACTACCGCCCGCATTGATAGTCGCAGCAATCGCAACTCCATTGTTGATTGTAATATTAGCGGTTGCATTCACACCTTGACCAGTAAATGCTGTTAAAGCAATTCCACTATAAGTAAACTGCGATGCTGCGGGAGTATATCCTATTCCTGGATTAGAAAGTCCAAGATCTCCAGTTGATGAACCAGCAAGACCTACCAATACTCCTCTAAAGTTAGATGAAGTTTGAGTAATTATATCTCCAATTGATAGTTCTCTTCCAGCATCAATTCCGGTATTGCTGATGGTTGTTCCAATCCCAACACTAATCGTTCTAGGAGTGATTGAAATACCATTTCTAGTGATTTTTTCAAGTTGCTGAGGAAGTTCTGGATTAAAGAACTGAACAACACCTTGAGATACGAACTGGCAGCGATAAAGAACAAATTTAAGGTCTTCATACTGACTTGGTGTCCATACCGAAGCATTCTGAGATTTGAACAAAGAACCTAAGAGAGGTTGTTGAGTAACAATAATTTGTCCTGCTTCTTGGGCAGCAGTTGTTATATCTGCCTCACCAAATCGGGAAATCCATACGTTGTAATCAGTAACATCTGCCTTAACAATAATCGCATACTCTGTGTTACCGTTCAAATATACTGGAGAGTTAAAAGTAAATGTAGTTGGAACGGAACCATCTTCAGATATCTCAACAAATTTTGGATCTAAAGTTACTTCAGAGAATGGGAGAACGATATTAGTTGGAGTACCAAGTCTAGTCTCGCGAATTTGAATAGTTACAGGGAAATCTGTTGCCTTAGATTGGAAGAATAAATCAATCTTGGAAAGATATATGCCAGTAAGATCATCGACAAAGAATGTTTGAGCGAGAGGATCTCCACGCCATGGTGGACGTGGTGGTGCTGGTGGTGGTGGGGGAGGTGGTATTCTAACAACGTTAATATCTTGTATAATATTAACTTCTGTTGACTCACCAACTAGTTGTCTTGTTTCTGGTTGAATATCATCATTAGTTGCAACTCTAGCATTTCTCAACGAAAGAGTTACTTCTTGAGTATTATCAAGATCTCCTTGAGAATAGAATATTTCTTGAGCACTAGTAGAAAGTGCTCCTTTAACTCTGCTGTTAATTGAACTACTTGTTAGTCTAAACTCTGATCTTCCAGTATCAAAGGTTGGATTAGAGACACTAGAAGGGTCAGGAACACGGTAAGAACCAATCAAAGTACCAACTCGGTCTGTGATCAGTCTAACAGAGGTTACAGTCGCTTCTGCACCACTTGTACGTCCTCTTAATACCATTCCTGATTGAATGTATCCAAAGAACTGTGAAAATTCTTCAGATTGCAGACTATCAGTATCTACGTTTACAATAGTAGATGCTCCAGTATACGCAGTTGGTAAACTAGATGCTCTAGTATAAGGATTGCTATCATAAATGTCCGAAGGTTCAGTAATACTTCCATACTTATGATTTGCAGCTGCTGCTCTGAAAACAATTTCAGGCAAAGAAGAACTACCTATTTGTTGAGTAGTAACACTACCTGGCATTACACCTTCAATAGTTTCTCCCACAACAAACGTGCCTGAAGTCATCGTGACTTCCATGAGTTTAGGAACTGTAAATCTACTGATTGCTACACCATCAAAATAAGAATATACTTGCGTAAACGGTTTCATTGCCTTAGCAGTGAACTTGATATTACGAGACCTCATTGTGTGAGTGATCTCTCTGTTTACGACTCTATCACCAAGACTTTCGGTATTGATTACCTCTTGAATGGACTGTTGTGAACCAGTTCTTGTTTGCTCAAGTGAAACCGATCCATTAATAACTGTGCTTTGAACTGTAGTTCTTCCAGTATCAATTCTTGCAGCACCAATTCCTTGTCCTGCAAGAATTGCACCAGCACTAGTTCCATTTCTTTGGGCAGATTGAGCGAGTGACTCATTTCTATTTGTTGCACTTAGATCAAGTTGAGCACCAACAGTTTCCCAAGAGTCCCAAACAATAGGAGCAACGCCAATTCTTGACCCATCTTCAGCAGTTTCAACTTCTGCACCAATCACATCAGCAAGTCCTTGGAAAGAACCTTCCATAAGAACATCACGTACTTGCATTGTATTGGTATCAATCCAAACATCAACAGATGGTTCTAAATCAATACTACCTTGATAGAAGTTAATCAAGAATGGAGTAACATTTTCAAGTCTTGTAGCAAATGGTTGTTCTAACCAAATATTATTAGAATAATCAAGAGTAACAATATTACCCGTTCTGCGTACTCCGGCACCTAGTAAAGTATTACCAATTCCAACCTGAAGATTTACAGCATTAGAGTAGTGAGGTGGTCTGAGAATCTTTCTCTTTGTATCAATAGAGTTTTTAATTCCAATTGTAAGATCTTGTGGAAGTGTGGAACTAAAGTTATCTACAAAAATTCCAGACTTAAATCTATTAAGTCCATTAATATCTGGAACAAATGTGTTCAGAGTTGATTGCTCAAGCAAATTCAATGAACTATAATATTCAAGATTTTTAACTCTTTGTTCAATTTTTGAAATATCAACCATTTGATATCTCTTATGATCAATAAATGTTACTTTTGCATCATCTGTATTATAAAGATATGGAGGTAGGAATACATTACCGACATTCATTCCATCTGTTACAGATAGAGGAAGTTGGGGAATATCATCTGGAGCACCATTCTTGACTGAGAATGATCCATTTTTATCAATATAAATTCTATCTGCTCTAGCAAGATAATAGTTATAACCTAAAGTAATAGATTCATCCGATGCTATGACATTTTTTGAACTATGTTGTCCACCATTGAAGTTTCTACCAAAAAATTCAAGTGGAGATCTTGATCCAGGTGTTACAGTGTAATCTGTAACTCTAGGTCTTCCATCAATAATATCTGTAACTCTACTATTTCCGATGGATGGTATTTCAGTTGAATAATCAAAAGAACTGTAAGAATCAACAGTAGTAATGTCTCCGTTGTCGGAACTAGAATAATAAGCATTTGAGAAATAAACTCTCAACTTAGAAGCAGCTTCGGGAACATTTTCTTTTCTTACAATTCTTGAGAAGTCATAGAATGAAGATCTTTGACCTCTTGCAAGATAATAATCTCTAGTTACGTTTTGCGACCCAAGTTCAATATTTGAGGCATTTCCTGAAACAGTTGATTGCGAGAATGATAATGGTTCTCCAACTTCAAATACTATATCATTCAAGTAAACAAAACTAATAGTGGTGTCGTTCTTTCTTTGAATATACCTTGCTTTAGCACCTGAGGTTCCCCCAGAGAATGTTTCTCCAAGAATCAAATCATTTGTAGTTGCTGAAGGACCATTCATATTAGCAACAGCAAGATTAGGTGATTCTGGATCTTCTGTTGTTCCTGATTGGAATATGCCGTATACATCAATCACATCAGGCACATTCAATGAAATAATATTATCTTGAACTCTTGTCCCAAAAGGATAATTTCCATATGTCAATCCATCCTGTAAAGTAGCAGTTCCAACTCCAGAAGCACTATTTTTTGATTTATTGATAATAATATTATTAGTTGAATTCTTTAACTTCTTCTTAGATGTTATATTGGATTTACGAGTAGATGTAATAAGAGTTGCGTCAGGATCCGCACTACTTAAACCCTGCAGTTGAAGTTGAGTATTGCCCTGAGAGAATATAAACTTATCAGCAGTAAGAATTTCAGTTCCGCCATCTGATCTTAATAGTGAATATCTTTCCTCATCAAATGCTAAGAATACTTCTTTAGCGGGATCATTTACTGAAAATACTTGAGAAAGTCCATTAGCATCAATATTGATTGATGTATTGTTTCTAATTACAATGTTACTCCCACTTAGATCTACTGATTCAATATTTTCTTTAGGCAATACACTGTAAATTGAATCATTACTTGAGAGATTTCCAGTTCCTTGCGAACTCTGCAATCTAGAAGCAATTATTGAAATGTTAGTAAGGTTTGTAGCAGATGTTGGAGGAGATCCTTCACAAATACCAGTTACAGTAGTTACTCCAGTAACAGTAGCAGTTTTTCCATTAATTGCAGTCACTCTTACGATAGTGGGATCAGTATTATCGGCAATCGTATATTTGATTAAATTACCTGTAGTGACAACTCCAATAAATCCACCAGCAGCAAGTTCTGGAGCAGATATTGTAGAAATACCTGCATTGTCTCTTGCAGAGATAGATCCAATACCTATTGAAATTACATCTCTTTGAATTGTATCGGCATTGAATGTATTTGCTGTCCCAACAATACTATAAACCGATTTTACATCAGCAATTGAGTGATTTTTAACTCCTGTAACAAATCTAGAAGTATCTAAAACTCCATTAAAACTCAATCTTTCTCCAAAAACAAAATCACCTTGTTGACTATACGCAGTCAATGCTGTTCCTGTGTTTACATCATATCTTAAGAATGCAGAAGCACCGCTTTGCTCTCCTTGAAGATGAACAGGAGATGATAGTGTAGTGCTTACATTAACATTTAATGTAGTATAAGTTTGTACATCAAACAGTGATAAATCCCAAATATTTACTTGAGGTGTAGTGGTATTGTAACTTCCTGACTCTAAAGCAAAATCATAAATTCTAGCAAGTCCTATTTCTGCACCAGCAGCTGCAGTAGAAGATGAACCCACTCTTTGATCTCTAAGGCTCACAGTGGTTGAAGTGTCAAATCCAACAATTGGAGATCCAGAAACATTATTTACTTCTATGGTAGGACCAAAGGTAAAATTAACTGCCTGATTTTCTAAAAGTCTTGTATCTCGGGGTTTTCTAACATCAATAAGTGATGGAGACCTTACATCAACTTCATAACCTTTAACATATGCTTTTCCTGGAGATACTTTATATACCAACAAGTCATCAGATGGCACATTACCACCAACAGTAATTTGTCCTGGTTCGTAAACACCCCTATTTCCTTCTTGATTATTTAAACTTTCTTTTACAGAAGTTACAAATTCATTAATATAATAATTTCCAGATTCTTCAAAAGTTCTTTTTGCTAATTCATCTCCTAAAAGATTATATTTGGTGTCATCAATTTTTGTTCTTAATAATCCTCTTTGAACTTCTGCAAGTTGAACAAAATTTTCGTCATTAAAGTCATCCGAGTCCTTTTTCACTAAAGTGCAGGAAATCTTTAATCTGTCTGCACCAGGTGCCGTGTAGTTATTAAATCCTTGGGCATTATCTGTAAGTTGAGGGTCAATATCTGATGAAATAAGTTCCTCGTTAATTAAAAGACCAATTCTGTAACTAGGTTGAGTTCCATATTGATCAAGAATCAATAACTGACTCTGAACAGTTACAAAATTGCCTCTAATAAAAAATATACCTTCACTGACAACAAATGCAGATCCTGTTTGTGAAGCATCTTCAACAATAGTATTAGCAAAACCCTCTCCAGCACTTATGAAGGTAGTTTCATATGAAATACTTTCATTTAATGTAAGAACTTCATTATCAAAAAATGTTTCAGTACTATTATCTGTGCTTGATTCTAAGTAATTTACATAAAGAGTAAAGTTTCCATTTTGAGATTCAGAATCAGTAACATAAGTTACAACTTGAGCAGTAATACCTGAAGATTGCCCCGTAATCTTCTTTCCTAATAACTGATCAAGATATATTTGTACAGGAATACCAAGAAACTCTTGTTGAATCTGTATTCCGTAAAATAAATCATTATAATTTAAGTTACCAGGAATTACAACACTCCCTTCTTTATATAAATTATTACCAACGCTTTCAATCTGGTTCTGAAGAATAGATTGAAGATTATTTAACTCTCTTGCCTGAACTGGATATGCAGGCTTGAAAAGTACTTTATAATAGTTGCTACGAGGGTCAAAGTCGTCAAAATAAGGAGCAACGTTGAGGTTAGTTTCCTGGGGCATAATTCTTTAGAACTGCAAGATAATCTTTACGTCTTCTTTCTGTGAGGATGACCTGGTTACAGAGGGTCTATTATCAACGTGAATAATATTTCCTGAGTATTTTTTAGACTCTGGTTGAGCAACGCCCTTCACAAAACTTTGACCTAGAAAGTAGGTACGACTATTTATTACAGTACTTATACCAGGACTTCCGATAGATCCAAAAGAAGTATCAATACCCAAAGTAACAGACCCTCCAATAATATTGATATTTCCCCCTGCTGCGGGATCATTTGTGAATCTCAAAGACTCAAATCCGTAAATAGGACCTGAATTTTGAGTTCCATCAGAGTTAAATCCAGAGTTTGTTCTATCTTGCCAGTACTTAAGAACTCCTGTAGATTGGTCATAGGATATAACTCTACCGACTGAGGTAGAACCAACTCCTACTTTCTGTATGATAGTGCTATCTGGGGTAAAAATAGCACTTTGATACGAATCATCGTCACTAGTAAGTTTAAGAGCATATACTGCACTTGCTTTATCCGTAGTCAGTATGGTGCTTGAGTCGTTACTAAGAGGATTAGCGATTAATCCGACTCTTGCAAACTCATTACCGGTAATAAAATCAGGATTTTCGGTATCATTTTCAAATCTAGCATAAGCTAGAACATTAAATGCCCCTAACTCTCTGTAAATATCAGCACCATGCCCTCCATTTGGTGGGATAATAACATCAAAGACTGGAGATGTTGAACCCGTAGGCACTCCACCAGTTTCAAGGTCTAAAGTTCCAAAAGTGTAGTTTGATCCACCGTTTGAAACATTAACTGATTCAATTTTTGAATCATTATTAACAATGACAGTTGCCTCAGCGCCTCTACCGTCACCATTGATGGGTACTCTAGTATATGTTCTAGCAGTTCCAAGACCAACACCACGGTTTCTAACCGTGACAATTTTTAGTTGACCGCTTGTGGACGCATTCTGCCGTATAGGAGCAACATCAGTATCAGTATCCCAATTATTTGGAACAGGGATGTAATTTGTTGATTCAAACTTGATTGCTTGACTTGGTTTAATAGTATAAAGATATTTCCAAATGTAACCATCGCCACTACTACCAGCAGATCTTGGTTCTAAATCAGTAAAAGTAGGTTCATCTAGTGATGGACCACCTTGAAAGGCATTTTCTGGAGTTGCGTTATTGTAAAGGCAAATATAAACTCTAAAATCTGAGTTCATTACATAATAATTTGCGTCATATATGTCAAAAGAACCAGATGGTTGTGATGGATTGCTTCTAGTTACATCATTTCTCCACATATCATATGTGGTTCCCGTCGCCCAGGTGGTTTTTCTAATAACTTGACTAACATCACTTGACGTGATTTTCTTCATAGCGATCATTGTATCCCAATAATCGTTAGATTCATTCAATCCATCTTTGGGAGATGGAGGATTTGTATTCCACGTTGATTGATAATCACCAGCATTAGGTAAACCAATAAAGGTATAATAAGAATTTGAAGTGGATTGTATACCAGCAACAAAGTTCTTAGCATTCAAAATACGAAGTTGGTCAGTAATTATAGCTGCCATTTTTAGAGAACTTTTTGTTATTTATCTTATATTTCAAGTATTTATTACACATAATTATTGAATCTGAGAGCATCTCTTCTAGTGATCAATGCAGAGGTAGAAATTCCACCATATCCATTTTCAGTATAAGAACTAAATGTAGTAGAAATACTACTTCTGCTCACATTGATTTTACCCCAACTAAATGATCCAAAACTAGTTGTTCCATATGAAACAGTGCTTATAGATCCCACATTAGTTATTAATCTCCTAATAGCAGTTGTTCCAACTCCAACCACATTTGCTTGTATGGTTGAGGCAGAGTACACCTGGAATACACCATCCATAAATGATGTGGTGATTCCTAAAGTAGTTCCATCATTATAAAGACTTGTGAGAGCAGACCCTGCTGCAGGAGAAATATTAGAGTTAAATACTGTGAAATACTCTCCAGTTGAAATTCCACTTACAGTTACCGCAGTTCCTACAATATTTGAATTTCTCATATCAGAGTTGACTGGAATATAGAAATCAAATGTAAGTTGATCATATGATCCACTAGTTGTTGTGCCAAATCCAACTATATTGCCGTAATCACCATTGTAACTGGAGACTGGCATAACTTCTTTCACTAAAATAGGTTCTTCTATGATTACAGTAGGTGGATTGGTGTAAGTGTACCCAGAACCAATAGTATTCACAGATACAGTAGATAGTTTACCTGATGTTATAGATCCAACTCCAGATGCTCTATGAGTATTACCAAGACCAATTGGAGGGGCAACACTAATCGCAATCGTAGACAGTCCAACATAACCTTGTCCAGAGTTAGTAATAACGAAAGATGATATCGTTCCAGCAATGCTTACCACTGCGGTTACAGATGCTCCAACTAAAACATCTTGAGTATTAACTACAATTGAGTTTTGGAAACCTCTTATATTAGATTCATTTCTAGAGTCAAATAATGGTCTAACAGTATCAACATATACAATGGTGGTGCTTATGCTTAGTGATTGTGTCAGATATGCTGCTGGGAAAATAGACGGTTCATATGAAAGTCTATCCTTACCAATCTCATCACCATCAATAATTTTATCAACTTTTTGCTTACACCAATTGATTGGTCTATGCAAAGTTTGATCAGTTGTAACCCCTGGTCCAATATATGAATTAGTTGCTAGGCTATCAACTGTATTAATACCAGTAACAGTTCTAAAATCCTGATTTAATGTAATAGGTTGATTTAAATCGGGATTGTTAGATAATTTAAGCAAATCTCCAACTTTAACTGTTTCTACAATATCAGTAAATATAACATCAGAATCTCCAGCACCTTTATAAAACAGAATCTTGGAAGTATCTCCAGTATTCCCATAACCTACTAGAGATCCTTTAGGTGCTTCGCTGAAAGTGATTATGCTACCACCGTCAAACTGATATGCTTCACCAGGTTTTTGTAGAACATCATTAATAAAAACTAATAGTGTTTGATCAAGTTCAATATTTGAACCTTTTTCTGATTGAATTGATATGGTCTCTTCATTTACACTTAATCTAAATGCTTTTGTAGTTCCATCAAACTGATCATCCAATCGATCAAATACTTGGAATTGTCCAATAGACCATCCAGCAAATGAATCAGTGTGAACACGATCAACAGTAATCTGAAACTCGTCAAAGGTTTTAGTGGTATCGGTTGGGATTCCAGTTGCTCCTCCAAGAGAAACAGTTAGAATTTCTCCTTCTCTGTAACCATATCCAGTATCTCTAATCTCAAAATCAATAACACTAGAACCTTGACCCACAATAATATCTGCTGTAGCACTTCTACCTACATCAGAAGGACTTGAAGAACTGAATATGAGGGGAATATTTGTATAACTAAGTGGTTCATCAAATACCACTACTGGAGCATTTGTAAATGTATATCCCGTTCCGGGGTTTGTAATCGCAACACTTACAATATTGCCTCCAGATATACTAGCAGTTCCAATAAACTCCACATTTGCTATAACTCCACTATAAGTTTGAACACCAACATTGACAACAGTTTGAATGCCAGATCTATATCCAGAACCACTATTTCCAATACTAATGGAAGTAATAGTGCCTGCTGCAGATACTAAAGCAGTCCCTCCTGCTGATATTAATGGTTGATACCCAAATCCACCTGTTGAACCTAGTGAAATAAACTGTCCACCAGCTGGTAGAGATGATTTATTGTAATCATATCCTGAAGAACTAGGACTGCCTGTAAATGTAATAGAACTTATACCTGTAGGAAGATCTTCAATAATATTGTAATCACCTTTATATGCCTGAACACCTTGTGGCGTTTGATGGATACCATTCACAAGAACAATTGTATTTGTTGTTATTCCGGTAATATTTGAAGCATTAGAAGTTAATGTATATGTTTGACCAATGCCTGTAAATCTATCAGAGATAGAATCAAAAACATAATTTTGATGATAAGTCTCATTTGTAGTTCCTGCACCAGCACCTTTCATAAATGTTCTGCCTTGGAAATTAGAACTCGTAGTAATTCCAGTCCAATCTCTGCTACTAGGATCTCCGGTTGTAGTGCTTAGTGGAGAATTCCCCGTAGGCGCAACACCAAAGAAGAGTTGATTATTGATGATATTGTAATTGCCTTCATATTTTGTAATTGTTGTTCCAGTCGTGTGTATGGCAACAGTTGATCCAAAATCACCTCTAGATACTGAAACTTTTATTGTATTTCCAACTCCAATGGTTTTAAGAACCATGTATTCATCATCAATTTTAATCACATCTCCTGATGTGAATGAGGTTAGTCCAGTGGTGTTGAACACAAGATCAAAGACAATATTTTGATCCAATGTAGTAGTGATGTCTGTAACGGCAAGTGGAGACTGAATCATGTTATCAATTGTGAGCAATGCCTTAGCATTCTGATTTGTAGAGTTAAACGCATGAGATACGCCAGCTCCTACAGCACTTATTCCAACAGGAACGGGTGGTATGCTCAAAGCATTTTCTGCAGATGTTGCTAATTGAATCGCTGCCTCATCAACTTTAATAACAAAAAGTTCAGTGTTAGGTAGTTTAGTTGTAGCGCCAATGCTTGGGAATGTTGTATTGTCAATGACGATTGCCATTGTTGTTCCTGTGCCAGGATGAGAATACTCAATAGATTCTCCACCCACAAAATAATGATTTGGAATAATTACCTTATTATTTGATACATCAACAGTTGTTGCTGATGAACCATCAAAAACTCTTCTGAAAATGTCAAGTCCATCATGTTTTAGATCAAATTTAGTCTTAAGATCTAGTTTAGTACCTTCATAATCTTTATGATCAGTTTTAATAACAGTACTAAACATATCAATTTCATCAATCCTAGTATTATCATCATATATTCTCATTTCTGTGAAATAAGTCCTAACATCAACATCAATATTAGGTTCGGGAGTGTAGACAATTTGAAGTCCACTAGTTGATGCGGCAACACCTACTGTTCCAATCGTGCCTCCAGTATTAATATTGCCCCATTCAACATAAACATCATTTGTGCTGGAGTTCAGTGCTGCAAACTCAAGGATTTCATACTTATTGTTTGTATTGTCTTCAATACTCATAAAGTAATAAGCTGACTCTGAAGGATCTTCATAAGATGCCACTACATTAGCAGTAGGAGATCCAGAAGAAGCAATAGTAGAATAACTAGAACCAACTCTAGTCACATCTAGCAATGTATCAGATACCGTAGTTCCTGCGTCAGAGATAGCAATTATACTCGCGGTACAAGTCATAGCGAGTGCAACATTTGGAAAGAACTTAACAATGATATCTCCACCAGAAAGTCTGGCATCAAAAGTTCCAAAACCAACCCCAGTTAACCCTTCATTCTCATCTATTGAACCAAGTTCGAGTTGGTATACATCAGTTCCATCGTGTATTAAATTTAACTCGGAAGCAAACATTTTGTTGTCAGATGCTTCAAAGTTGGCCATAACTTTTGCCGATCTGTATGTTGCTCCAATAGAAATTATATCAGTATTGGTCGATGCTGGAACGTCAGTAATTTTTGATTTTGTGAAAGCAACATCACCAAATCCCTTAGAACCCTCAGTAGATATTCCAGTTAAAATAGCAAAGTTTGCAGTTGAAACATCATAAGTGTTAAATTCAAACTTTGTAGGATAGAATAATAATCTCCAACCGTCAGATCCTGAAGCATAATCATAATATCCAAGATATGGATATGATTCAATAGATGCAAACTGATTAATGTACCCTATATTATTATCCTGAAGGCAAGAAACGATTGCAAACTGCCTCTCATCTGTAAAAATTCTATCCCTTACATGAGTAATGAGTTTATTATACTTAAAATCATTTCCAAATACTGAAATAATCTCAAAAGGAGTCGTTCTTTCGTTGCTATTAAATTGAGTACTAATATCATCGATGCTCAAAACTCTATTTCCTACTGATTGTAAATAATCAGAAAGAAATGTGTTATCAAATACAATTTCATCAGATATATCAACATTCCCCAATCTCTTAGTTCTTTCAATTGCATTATCAAAATCATAGTAACAATTTAAATCTGCAGAACTAGTAATATCAACTATAGTTTCAATATTAGAATCTGGAGTTGAAACTGTTAATTTAAGATCATTATTTATTTCTCCGCTAAAAATCTGCAGATCTGCATATTTCTTAAATCCAGAGGTATGCACTAAGGAACCTACTGGATCACTCCAAGTGTCAAAATCAATTTCAGAACTAATCGAATATGATAAATTTTGATAATATTCATTATCAGGAAGTCTTTGAAGATTATCGTTTAGAAATCCGGTATTCTTCTGCCATCCTCTAGTAATTGTTGTGCCAGTTCCTATATTGATTTCTGCATCAAATACTGTTACAGATTCAATACTACCTTCAGCACCAGAGGTTGCTCCTCTAATAATATCACCAGGTCGCGCAACTCCATTTATCTTTGCTTTGAGAATTTCAATATTGTCGTTATAACTATCAACTCTTCCTTTATATGAAGGGCCCTCAAATCTTTCCCCTTTGAGGAAATTATTTTTTCTAATTTGAGCATCAAAGATCGGAAAGTTGACCTTAGGAATGACTCTACCTAAAGAATCCTTACTATAGTTGCCTGGATATCCTGTTCCAACGTATTGATTTAAATTATACTCCACATATGCTCCAGATCCACCTGCAGCAGTGTTGACACCAGATACTGGGAATAGTGCATAGTTATAATCTTTTGAGTTAAATCCAGAACCAGTAGATCCAACTCCAACACTTATATTCTCAACCAATATTGATTTACCAACTTCAAACGGAAAATCTCCTCCAGAGAATTGATGAGGAAGGAAGAGTCTTACAATTTTAGTTGAGTTATCATAAGTGATTGATGATATACTAAATCCGTTTGAGTTATTAACGGGAAGAATAGTAGGAGGAACATTATATAAAGAAGATGTATTCTTAAGAATTTTTACTTCAGTATCTCCTAAATTATATTTAAGATCTGTATCAACAATTTTATTACTAACTCCATCAATAACAATTAGATCAGGTGCTACAAGATAGTTTATTCCCGAAGATGTGATGCCGATTGATTGGAACGATGAAAGTGGAGAAAGTTTAATAACTTCGGGAACCCCTGCTAAAATTCTTAGAGTTGGATCAGTAGGGAAATCATAACCAATATTAGTAGAGTTAAACTCTGATTTCAAGAGTTTTCCAATATTGTTACTATCTGGTTCTAAGTATGCTCCAGTTCCAAATCCACTTCTTATAGAAGATATAGATGGGATTGTTTTATATCCAGAACCAGGATCTAAAATTTTAACTTTTGATATTGCACCTTGAGCAGTTTTTGATGTTGTCTCATATGATGCATTGCAATTAGTTGATCCAAATGATATAATGTTTGGTGCTGATGCGATATTAAATGTAAAAGTTGTAGATCCAATACTTGCAATATCTCTTGGACCATCTAATTTTGTTCTTACAACATTTATTTCGTTAAAAGCATAAGCATCACTATCTACTATAATTGTGCTTTTATTGGTGGTAATGATTGATTTTTGAGTTGGTTCAAAATTATACCAAAGGACTGATGGAATGTTATTAGTGAAATTAATTGAAAGACTGGCATCAGAATCAATTCCCATTTTTCCATTAGTTGATACCTCAAACTGATCACTGCTTCCTGAGGTAAGAAATCTATTATTAAATTGAAGATCTGTAAAAATCTTCATTTCAAAAGCAGAGTAAGAAACTCCATTTGATATGAATGAAAGTGACGGATCCGAAAGGTCAAATTTTAAAATATTGTTTCTACTCACTTCTACAAATGGATTGATTCTAGATAGAGTTCCATTAGAAGTTGAGGTTATATCTACAAATTTAGGATTGAGAGATCTAAGTTCATTTTTCTCACTTAAAAGTTTAATCTTATTAGAAGTATAAATGTAAACATAATACATTCCATTATCTGTAAGACCACTTGCTGGAGAGGAAGCGGTATATATTACTTTATCTCCAGTTTTAAATGGAATATTTGAGAATTTGATTGAATTCTCATCAACATCTATATCAGCAGCAACAAAATCTGTCGGATTAAATACGATTCTTCTATTGTAATCACTATACTTAACAACAACATCAACTTGATTAGTAGGTTTAAGATCAAAGAATATCTTATTCTTATATGCAAGACCATGAGTGCCTGCTGTAGACACTGTAACTATGTTTTTAGAGACATTCCCCTTCACAACATTGACTTTATCAGTATGGAAACTGTGATTGGTTCCTGTTCCTATTCCTGCAAAATATAAAAGACTGGTAGAAGTGTTTACGCCAACATATGTTCCTGTTGAACCCAACCCTACTTTATTAGAACTAATTCCAACATACCTATTATTAAGTGGAACTGCATACAACTTATCATATGAAGATAAGTTAGTATATGCTACTCCTACTAATCCACTCCATACTTGAATGGATGTTCCATCATTTGGATTGTATTTGATTAGTTCATTTATCTTTAGACCATGATTTGGAAGATAAATGTTTCTTGGTTCGACAAATATCTGAGTGATTCCTACTCCAGGATTTACAATTGATAAAGTATTACCAATACCCACTGTTCCAACACCAACAGATTCTGA